TAGTAGTATGCTCCCTAAAAAGCAAAACAGGAACTGCTGGCAAAGAGAATTTAATAGAAAGGAAAGGAGGAAACTAGTATGTACCTAGCGATAGTGAAGAAAAGCAAGTACCACACATATAAATTAATAACAAAACAAACACATATAAGCAAGCAAGCAGTACCTTTGCATGTTTCTAACCTTAATGACTATCTGATATAATAATACACTAAATAATAAGTATGATAAACTCATTATACCTGCTGTTTAATCTACTGTTAATGTAATATGGCATAACTTGATTGATATTAAATATAAGTATTAATAATATTATAAATATGGCTATATAATCTTATACCACTATTGTGGGTTATATATTTAAATAATATTCACTATATCTATCTATCTATTTGCTTATACTTAAAACAATACTAAGTTCTATAAATATGTGTTTTTTACCTACTAAACTTACTATACCTTATAATAAACATAATATAATTAAACCTGTATTAATAATATGTCTACAATTATGATATATAAATCACTTATTCCTAAGTATATATTAACTGATTAATAATTGCAATACATAGTTAATAAGTTAATGTAAATGTATCATTTAAATTCTAAGAGGTTCTTGGTTCGATATTTGTTTAACTTTATCATCAATCAATCCCTGACATAGCTTCCTAAGATCTGAATCCATATCATCTCCAAGGTGAAAATGATCTACCATAAATTTGCCCCAATTAATCATGTACAAGATTATAATCCTCTGGTCCAATTGAACTCCCATTGATTGTGTTCTTCGCAAATAAGATTGATAGAATGTGGATTGACGTTTTAACTTTTCTTCAGCAGTTCCTACTAGTTTGGAAGCCATGATTGTGTTACGAATATCTTGTAATATCGCGAAAAAGGCTCCTAGCTCCATCATACCTGCAACATAGACTGCTGTTGGTGGGCATCTATCTGGTGCTCCTGCAAAAACCCAAGGGGCAATTGGGTTTTGAATTTGTGTGACTAGCTTACAACCTGCCTCTTTTGCTGTGTCATACACTTTGAGTAATTCTTCATGCCTAGAACTCCTTAATGACTGATCTCTTAACTGAAAATATGCAGCATTGGTCTTTTGTGCATCACCTGCCTGTACGTCACCCTCTAAAAACGGACAAGGTGCTATCATGAATTTTGTCGTTAACTCTTCCCATTTCTCTGCAATAAATGAAAAGCCAACAACACCCATGACTGGACTAATAAGTTTTCTAGCCTGTGCTTCAGCTGCATAAAGACCTGAGACAACTGTCCTATAGCGACCAGGAGTCACTTCTTCTGCTTTCATGCTAGCCTGTCCTGTAGGGAGTGAGATGTAAAGATGACGGGGCACTTTAATTCCACCTTTCTCAACAAATGCACTGTCATCCCTAAACCGGACACGATTCCCCTTATTTTCTTTAATTGTTTGTCTGCCTCTTGTTGTTAACATATATAAAGCTTTAAGAAGTATTGTGGTTGGAAATGTCACAATGTACATAACTATTTCCAACCAGTTTGCAGATGCACCTGCAGGTTCATCGACATCAAGTTCATTGAGGTCAATCACATTACCATACCGCAATGTGGACCTTTCCTTTAGGTGTTCATCATCATCCAGATCTTTGCCAGTTTTGGGAGGTACTGGTTTCGTATCAAGGACTGTTTTCTCTGCCAGCTGTCTGCTAACTTCTTTCAACTTTTCTTTCAATTTTGCAACAGTATCCTCTCTCTGCTTTACAGACTTTAAATCTATTTCATCTGGTTCAATGCCCAAGTTTGCCCGGGCTTCTGTCAGTTTAGCTGTTGCTAAAGATACTTCTTTCTCTAATGTCTCCATCTCCTTTCGGAGATCTGCTATTGAAGCCATTTCTCTTAAGTAGTAGTCTCTCTTTTAGCTAATGCTCTTCAAGGAGTCTACTACTA